GGTCTCATTTCTTTGTAAATGTCAGCACCAATTTTATATCCTTCATATACTTCAGGAATCCATTCATACTTAATTTTTACATCTCCATTTTCTTTATCAAGTCTATAAGTTTCATCAACCATAAACTTAGTTTGGAGAACACCATCTTGATCTATATAATCTAACCAACCTATTTTTCTAAGTCCTTTAAATACACAATGCAATACCCTTACTGCATTTTTATCTTCATAGGTTAAGTATTCATCAAAATTAAATAAATTGTCATGTACTCTTTGAGTAATATGATGATTATAATTTCTCCAAAGAGTATCTATTTCTTTATCTGTAAGTTCAAAAGTCTGTACAATTTGTGAAGGGTGCATTCTGTACTCTGCTGCAGCCCATTCTCCTTGTTCAATGTAATCAAGGTCTGAAGCTTTATCACAAGAAAATCTAACAGGGTTTACAACTTTCATTGCTGGTTCTCCATTGATTATTCCTAACCAATATACTTCATAAGCTGAGATTAAACCATGTTTCCAACCATTATTAAATTTCTTTTTGACATCAAGTTTCTTAATTAAGTAATTAACAATTTGTTGCCCTTGTACTTCAGCAGGATCTCTATGGTCCCTTTTCATGTATGCTCTTACTTTATCAGGAGTTGCAGCTTCAATGTCAGCTTGCATTTTTTCTTGCATTTGTTGAGACTCTTGTTCAGTGAGCTCTCTTCCTTTCATTTGAGCCTGATACTCTTCTTCTTTTTGTTGTTTAATGGGAGCCATTATAGAGTTAACAACAAAGTCAGTTATTCTTTTAGTCTCTTCTTCTACTTTTCTATTTGATGCTTCTTTATTAGTGGCAATGACTCTATAACCAAAAGGTCTTTTCATTTCCATACCAATTAAAGCTTTTACTCTATAAGAACAAATATCTCTATTTGCCATTTGAGCTGGCATCTCTCCCTGGTCAGCCCCATAAGGACTAGCTACATAAGCAAAGTCAGAGAGGTCAATTATGTTATTAAATAAATCATAATTTACCCTCATTCTTTTATACTCATTAACCCCTCCATATCCAATAGATAAGAAGTTGGCTTTAGTATCATACATGTCAATCTTTTCTCTNTACCAAAGAAAGTTATTATCTTCCTTTTCTCTTCTGCTAAGTCTCTCAGTAGAATATGACTTGGGTTGCGTAACTGGTTGATTCATTTGTTTAAAAGATAAGTATCCACAAAAGTAATAATTATTTTAATGACTGTAGAGCATTTCTACCATTATTTTTTGNNTACATAGTTCCCATCATATCTAAAAGTTGTTTTGCTTTAGCATTTCCTTTTGATTTTGGTTGGTATTCTTTTCCATGTAAGTCTTCTTGATCTTGAAACATAACTTGCATAAGTGCCATGACCCTATCAAAGTTTCCTTTTCTATTATAACTAATTAACTCTTCTAATAGTCCAATAGAATAAATTTGATCTAAAGCTCTAATAGGCATACCATCATCATCAAAGTCAAGAGTCTCTAACAACCAAGATTTAATATACTTTTCACCTGCATCTTTAAGTTGNTCTATCATGTGACAACCATATAACCTATTTACTTTAGAATTCTTAACATTCTTCTTTATAACTTCATCAGGTTGATAAGCTANATAGTGNANTTGTTTTCTTCTTCTNAAGTAATCTTTAACATGGGTTACTTCATTCTCATGCATAATAGTAGTGTTNTATAACTCAGCAAATAATCTACAAATGTAGTTTACATCATCTGCTTCTCCAGGTCTACCTACATATTCTGCTACAATTATTCTTTTAGTTCTATCTCCAATGATTACACTCTTATACACATAAACAGCAGCAAGAGAAGAACCTTTATCTTGTCTATAAGGGTCATACCCTATTTTATAAGCACCTCGCATTGGAACCTCAGCAGGGTACTCATAAATTACAGGGCATCCTTCTAGAGAAGTGTTGTCAGGTTTTTGTCTGTAAATTACATTGGCTGAACCATCTAATATAGGTTCTGCCTTAACTTTTTTAGAGTCATAGTCATAAAATAGTTTAACAGGAGTTCCCATAATCATATGAAGATTCTTTGCTTTAACTATTTCAAGTTGTCTCTTTAATTCAAGTACAGGAAAGTTATTAATACTAACCATACCAAAAGCTTCAAATGGTCCCAAAGGTTTCTCCTGCATTCTTTTCTGAATATCAGCAGAAGTTGCACCATTATCAAGTAAAAGTTTTCTTTGAGCAAGTTCCAATGCTTTAGCTCCTACTGTGTCAGAGTTACCTTGTTCATCATAGTATCCTTCCATATTCCAAGTAATTGGATGGAAGAATCCACACTTCATATCTTCAGAATCTTCATCCCAAATATTTTGAAAAGGTAACATACCAAACCTAAGAGGACTAGAATGCATTTCAGAATAATCTGCAGTACCCCCTTCCATATCTCCTGATGTTCCAAAGACAGTAATCATTCCTGTTTTAATTGCTCCTCCCATTACACAATCCTGAGTGGCAGCATAAGAACTCTTAAGTAATCCAGGAGTACCAAAGGCTCCAGACTCTTCAAAGATTACATCTCTAGCATCTTTACCCCTTGCGGCATCTGCATTATCTTTAAAAGTAAGTGCCATTATCTCAGACATAAATCCTGTTTCAACCTTTACACCATTTCTGTATTCAATAGTAGAAGCCTTAACGTGGTCCATTTTATCTACAACATCTTTAGGATAAACCCAAGCTGTATTAGCATTAATAAAGTTNAGGTAGTTAGAGGCCATTGTATAAATCCCTTTAGGATAAAGGAACTTCTTTTCATAAGCAGCAAATATAGTAAGGGCTTTAGGATAACATAGATAATTCTTAACTGCAATAGCAGCATTCTTATAAGAGTACCCTTTCCTTCTAGATTTACCTACAATAAGGTTATACCCACCATTTAGATAAGCTTCATCTATATTAACCTCTAATTGTAGTCCTTTAAATAATTCAGAAAGATTTGTAGATTCCTCTACAGGTATACCTAGTCCATCTACAATACCATTAAAGGCAATTTCTCTAGACCAAAAGTAATTATAATCTCCATCCCAGAAATCTGGAAAATCTGTAATCTTAGCAGATTTCTTGGCATTCATGTCTTCTACCTTTAAGATAGGACAGAAGTTTAAATAGAAATAGTGGTCTCCAGTAATCTTAACTCCTCCTGAAGAATAACCATTTATAATCCTATTTCTTTGTTCTTGCCAATAAGTAAACCAATCAGGAGATCCCCAAGGGTCTAGACAGTATGCCCCATACTTCTGAAACTTTCTAGCTTCTTCTCTAAAGACTTCTGCATTAATCCAAATACCATCAGGATTCCTAATTGAATTGAGTTGACTCATAGATTATATTTTTTGGGACACTTTTTCCTTTTAGTTATGTATTTCGGAAAAAGTGTCCCATTTTTAAGTAACAATATTTTTAATTCTATACAATGTGTGGGCAATAAGTTCTTGCATTAAATCAATTTGACTTTGAAGAAAAGTTTCTTTAACTGACTCTCTTGCTACAGAAATAGCATTGTACAAGTTTTTAAAATAAGCTAAAGGATTAGCAATAACCATAGATTCTGGTACTTCATCTAAACAAAAAGTGTCATCAATACCCATAGAAGTTTCTACATAAGTATCAATTAAATCTAATACTCCCTCATAAAAAATACTCATTGCATTATGAGTAGCAAAAGTTTTATCTTTTTGTTTTAAGTGAGTTAAGTGAGCATCAGTCCTTGCTTTCATAAGCAAAGTTGCAATTGTTTCTCTTTTTCCTTTTTTTGATGTAGAAGAAGTGTCTTCCATCATATCATCATCATCTTCTAACATACTAGCTAAATTTGCCATGGTAATTAATTTTTAAGTTAATATTAAAGTGTAAAAGTAATCATTTATTTTAAACTACTTGGGTCTGCAAATGGACTAACTATTTTTTGTCCTTTCTTTTTTACTTCTTCAAATACCTCATTGTCAACTTTTTCTCTAAGAGTATTTAAGTTTTCTAGTACTCTAGAGGTATCATTAAGAGCTGAGGTAATATCTTTAGGTTTAAAGATTGGGGCCCCTGTTCTAAGATTAACATCAGACATACTAAAACCAATAAAGAATTGTTGCATCTTTTCAGCAGCAGTTTTAGCTGCCATGTAGTAATTATAAGTTACGGAAGCTTCAGCCTGAAACTCTTTAAGCTTAGCAATACCTCTAAGAAGTAAAGGATCATTTTGGTCCCACTCTGCCCTTGTGATTATATCTTTTATAATCTTATCAGGTCTCTG